GAACGTGATCGACCGCGCGAACGTGTCGAAGCACGGGCTATAGACCCACGATGCGAAATCGACGCCCATTTCACCACGGCCCAAAGAAATCGAGGAACGCCTTATAGGCGAGATGTTCGATCATGCGCGCATCTTGCGCGCCGGTTGCGTGCTTGACGCGCCTGACGCGCCGCCCCGAGCTCGATCGGTAATAGCGATAGCGGCTGATCTTCTCAGGGTGCTCGTGCGCGTGCCGCCCGCCCGCTTGCGCGTAGCTGTCTGCCGATCTGATGCCGAGATGGACGAGATTTTCGACCATGTGCTCGGCGCGTCGATTGAGGATTTGCGTGACGCGCTCAAGATCGTGCGTGTCGAATTTGATCATTCAGCCGAGCCGTGCTTGGCTTCGGTCATAATCACGACCGGCGCGACTGTCTCGATTGCGACCGCAAAATTGCGATCCTCTTCCTGCGGCACCGGGTTGTCGGGCGTGCCCGAGCGAAAGCGCAAAAACTCAGCGGCGCGCCCGAGCATGTCGGGCACGAGCACAGCCGCGCCGGGATGCACGTTGATCGCGACTGCCTTGCCCTGCATATCGACGAGATCGTTGAAAAACTCACCGTCAGTCGAAATCTGGCAACTCAGCAGCGCTGGCGTCCAGCCAGCGGGCATCGTGATGCGCACGATGCGTCCGCTCGTGCAATCAACGGCGTCGGATATCGCGTCGCCCGCCTTGAAATGCGGGCCGTCGATGATTGTCAGCGGCATGATTGTGTGCTCCTAGACCCAGTGCCGAATGTATTTATAGACGATCATCCAGACTGCGTTCCAAGTCGCGTTCGTTCCGGCAGGGCCGAGCGAGCCCGACATCGTCGCGCCGACTTGACCTGGCGGATAGTATTGAACGCGCGCCGCCTTGTGCGCGATCATGCGAACGCCCGACAGCACAGCGCCGCGCGTGTAAATGTAGTAGTCCTCGCGCATCGCCGCCGCCGCCGCGCGCGCCAGATCGTCGGGTGCCTCGTCGGGCAGTTTATATCCGCCGCTGTAGTCGGCGAAGATCGTCCCGTTCCACGGGCTATTCGGGCGAAACATGAAGCCCTTTTTTTCCTCGAGCACCCAATCAGCGCCGACGCTCGGCAGAATATCGACGCCGTTGAGCGTCAGCGTGTTGATGTCGGCGAGCTTCACCGGCCACTGCGAAAAATAGAGCCGATCCTCATCGACGCAGTTGTAGAACGTCTCTTGAACGTGATCGAAGCCGAAGACGCGATTTGCCATGTTCGCGATCTGCTCGGACACGCCGTCGATGATGAGATCGAGCTCGGCGTCTTTGCTCGTGTCCTCGGGCGGGATGCGCAGTTGGATCTTGAGCTCGGCGAGCGTGAGCAGATCAGCCGTGGGCCACGCCTCGACGACGTTGAGAATGTGCGCGATCTTGGGCTGCTCGCTCGGCATCACTCGCCTCGATCGCTGATGAATTGATCGAAGAGCTCGCGCAGCGGAATTTCCGGCCCCTCGCTGCCGTCAGACATGATCGCCGTCAGCGAATAGTTCTGCCGATCGACCTTGACGGCGACCCACTCGCGCGCAGCCGCGCCATCTTGTCCCGTAGCGCCTTGCGGTCCTCGCTCGCCGAGAAGTCCCTTGTCGCCTTTTTTGCCGCTTGGGCCGATCTGCCAATCGGGGCCGGGGAGAGTCCCCGGTCGATCGCGCTTCGCGACGAACCACGCGCGATCTGAAACGACGACATCAAGCGCATCGTAAGCCTCTCGCTCGCTGTAGGTGCCTCTGATGCGCAGCGAGCGACCGTTGATGCCCGCTGCGGCGACGATCTGCCAATCTTTCCCACCCGGAATCTGCGCGGTGTCTTTGATCGCCTGAAAGCAACTGCCGTTGTGACTGACGAGCTCCCCGCGATAGGCGATCTCGTCTTGCTGCCACGTCTTGACGATCGGCATGAGTGCGACCGGCCCTTGCTCGCCGCGCTCGCCTTGTGGCCCGCGCTCGCCTTGCAGACCGCGCTCGCCTTGCTCGCCGCGCTCGCCGCGCTCGCCTTGAGCACCTTCGAAGCCGCGCAAGCCTTGCTCGCCGCGTTCGCCTTGCTTGCCGCTCGGGCCGATTGGCCCTTGTTCGCCGCGCGGGCCGATGTCGCCGCGCTCGCCGTGCTCGCCCTGATCGCCTTTGATCGAGAGCCCCGGCTCGCCTTGCTCGCCGCGCAGACCGCTCTCGCCGCGCTCGCCGCGCGGGCCGGGAGGACCGGGCTCGCCAGTTTGCCCGATCGCTCCCCGCTCGCCGGTCACGCCGCTCGGGCCGACAGGTCCGGGCTCGCCTGTCAAGCCGTCTGCGCCAGCGGGACCGGGATCGCCCTTCTCGCCGCGCGGGCCGGGCTCGCCGGTAAGCCCGCGCTCGCCGGGAACGCCGGGCGATCCGTCTCTGATCTGCGCGAGCCGCGCGTCGATCTTGCCGTTGAGCGCGCTTTCGAGCTCGACGACGCGCGCCTGTAACTTGGCGACGATCGCCTCTGACTGCGCAGTGAGCAGCGCAAGCTCGCGCCGAAACTGACGGCGCACTTGCGCGATAGCGATGCCGCCCGCTTCGATCAGAGCGTCAGAGATCGAGTCGTCGTTCGATTCGATCGGCTCGCTCGATGAATAATTTGCTGAGTGCTCTTGCATTCGACAGGCTCCGCGACTGCGGCCCCGGCTGTGGCGGGGCGGGTGGCGAGCCGGGCGATGGCGGAATTGTTGGTTTATTGCCCGGCCCTGCCGGGATGCCAGCGGCGGCGTCAAGTGGAACCATCTGCTGTTGCACTCTCGGCATGTCGCCGTAGGCGACGTCCGGCAGACCTTCCTTGTTGCGCGCCTCGTTAGGCGAGAAGATGCCGCCCGTAACGCCTTCCTTGAGTGCAGCAATGCGATCTTTGAAAGCGCTGCGCATCAGCGCCGTCGTGTCGAATTCGACATACTCGTCGGGCTGTCCGCGCAGATCGAATGTCTGCCCGATCGCCTCTTCGACGTGATTGAGGCAGAAACCCAAGCCGCTCGCGACCCACTCTTGCATCAGCGTCTCGGTCGAGCCGTGCGGCGCGCCCGTGAGCCCGAGCAGCGCGAGCGGAATGCGAAACGCGAGCGCGATGTCTTCGCGCGTCATCTTCATCACTTCGGCGATCTGCGCGTCGCGGCTGCGCATCTGCACGGGATAAGGCTTGAGCCCGCCCGTCAGGATCGGCGTGCCGCCAGCGTATTGACCGACGCTGTTGTCGTTCCAGCGCTTGCGCAGCGCCTCGACCTGATCCTTGTTGAGCATCAGATCGGTCGAGAGCACGAACGACGGTCGCGCCTGATTCGTGAAAAACGCGAGTTGCTGCGCCTTCACTGCGTCGCTCGTCGCGATGTCGATCATCGCCGACAGCAGCGGCGAGACGCCGAGCAGCGGGTGATAAGGCAGCGACGTGCTATGCAGTTTGATGTGCAGCACGTCGCGCGCCGGGACGTAGGGAAGCCATTCCTCGCCGAAGCGGTTTTGAATGATCGTGTTGCCGCCGAGCGAGTAGAAGATCGAGCCGTCTTCGGCGATCTGCGGCCAACACAAGCGCGCCATCATCGGATGAAGCTCGGCGATCTCATAGCGCGAATTCCGCAGCGCGAGCGCGTAGGCGTTCCCCTCCATGTAGAGATCGCGCACCATGCCGAGCATGAGATCGCTGATCGACTGATAGTCATTCGGCTCGCGCAGGATGCGCGACAGCGCCGAGCTCTTGACGCGATCTCGACCGCCCTTGCTGTTCGTGCGCCAATGATCGCCGGGGCACATGGCGACGGTCTGCGAGTAGGCGCTGACGCACGCCTCGACCATCGCCGTGTTCGAACCCCACGGGCGAACCGAAAAGCCGTTCTGCCACCAATTCAGCGAATTGCCTTCGCTGCCGAGCCAGCCGCCAGTGACCGGCAGACTGTAGGGCGGGCCGTGCGCCTCGCCCTCTGCCTTGCCGATCAGACGATTGACGACGCGCGTCAGTGCGTTTGCCATATTGCGATCATGTAGAGCACGAGAAACGCGATCACGAACGCGATCATCTCTGCGCGATTGAGTCGAAAGCGCTTGCCCAATCGCCGGGGGATTTCTGTCGGCATTGTTTGATCCTCGGATACCAAGGGCTGCCGTTGAGCCAGCGCCAGGTTGCGGCGTAAGGCAGCAGCGCGCAGACATCGTGATGCCCGATCGCGCCCGCGATATGCAGCGCCGCCGTGTCGATCGAGACGATGCTGTCCATCAGCGACGCGAGCGCCGCCACGTCGGCGAAATCCTCGAGCTCGAAGACCTTGACGCCGCGCGCTCGCGCCTCGTCGCCGCGCTGCGTTTGTAGGCTGTAGAGCTCCCCGTATTTGCGCAACGTCGTGACGAAGAGATCGAGCTCGATGTCGCGCCGTGCGTTGGGATGCTCGTTGGCGCTGCCGAGTTTCGTTGACCACGCGATGCCGATGCGCCGACGACGGCGCTCGCCGATCTTTCGCGCCCATTCGGCCCGCAGCGCAAGCGGGACGTTCAGATAGGGCGGCGGCGGCACTGTCTGCGGCGTCAGGCCCAAGACGCTCATGAGATCGAACGTCGGGATCGCGTATTCGAAACACGGCTCGTCGTCGTCAGCGATGATCGGCGCGAGTTGCGCCGCGAGCCGCGCCAGCGGCGGCGGCATTTCGAGCGCGACGAGCCCTGCCATCTGCTTGACGAGCTCGACGCAGCGCATCAGTTGAATGCTGTCGCCGTAGCCCGCCTCGTGCAGCACGATCACGGGCACTCGCTCGCCGCGCCACGGGCGCAGCGTCTTCATCAGGCGATTGCCGCGCGGCGTGAGCTCGTTCCAGAATATCTGGCGGCAGACGCCATAATCGGCGAAGCCTTCGCCATAGCGCCCCATCGCCAGCAACGTCAGCGCGCGGTCCCATCGCGCGTAGGCGTTCTCGCCGAGAGCGAGCGCCTGATCGAATTCGACGAGCGCGCTCGCGAAATCGTTCTGATGAAAGAGATCGACGCCTTGATAGATGTGCAGCGTCGAAATGTCGGCTTCTAGCATCTCACGAAGGCGAGCCACGTTCCGGCGACGTGCTCAATGGCCCACCCCTCTTCGTCCAATCTGCTGATCGCGCGCATGACCTCGACTGCGCCGTTGAAGACATCATGCCAGATGATGACGCCGCCAGGGCGAACGATGTTGCGCGCGAAATGGCTGTCGGAAAGCACCATCTGCTCGCTGTGATCGCCGTCGATGAAGACGGCATCGACCGGCTCGAGGGCGCTCGGCGTGAGATCGAGCGATCCGCGTTCGCGCACGACAAGCTCGAAACGCGGGTCGGCGGCTGCGAGATCGCCGGGGCTCTCGACCATCTCGGCGCGCTGATGCGCGAGCGTCGGCTCATACGACATTGGCACGTCAACGCCGACATAACGATCGAGCGATGAGACGTTGTGCAGCAGCACGCGCGCCGTTCGCCCGTCGCGGCAACCGATTTCGAGCATCGAGTGCGCTTCGACGCCGCGCAGCAGCGCCGCGATGATCTCCATCTCGCCATCGTTGAGATATTGGCGATGAAGCCCGAGCCAGTTGATCGGCCAACAGAACGGGAGCTCGGGCTTCTCGATCGTCCTCACTTGCGCGTCGATGCGCCTTCGTGCGCGCGATGCGTCGGCGTGCCGCTGTGGCTCTCGTCCTTGCCGCCGGGGGCGAGCGGTTGGTTCGCCGTGTCGGCGGCGCTGCCATCAGCCGCGAGCTCGACGTGCTCGCCTTTCTTGATCCTGTTGAGCTCGTCCTGCGTCGGCGTCGGTCTGCCTTTCGGCACATCAGCCGCGCTCTTGTAGGGCGGGCCTTCGGTCTTCTCTGCCATCGTAAACCTCCTGATGGTTGTGGATTGGCTGATAACTCAGCCGCTCTCATTTAGTTGCGAGCCGCTTGGGAAGCGGGCAGCGGCACCAAGCGGCTCGTCGTGCGAGACGAGGCGAATCGCCTCGCTTACCAAGTGACGCCGGTCAACCAAGACACCATGCCGGTGCGGCGCAGCGTCCAGTTGAGCGGCAGGATGAGCCGCAGCGCCAGCGAGTCGGTCTGGAACATCGACTTGACCGGCACGGCGGGCGATGGCGTGCCGCCCGTGATGTCGGCGGGGGCGGTGTCTTCCATGTGCAACGTCGCCTGATCCGAAACCTCGAAGCGCGGGGCTTCCGCGCCAGCGGTAACGAAATCGGCGGCGTCGAGCGCGATCACCATGCCGAGCGGAACGTTGCCGCTCTCGATGAGGCGGAACGAACGCAAGCGGCCCGCAGCGACCTCGTCGGCGAACGGGAACAGCCCGGTTGCCGCGCTCGGCGGCTGCGTCAGCGAGATCGACAACACCTGTTGCGGGTTCATCAAAAAGACGCCGCTGCG